TCTGGTATAATCTGTATGCTCTGTGGAGGCATAGGCCATATTTCTTGCGGAACGCCCAGTTTATTCTCAACGATATACCAATATGAATTGCCACATAACTCTTCATACAGATTAGTCAACTCAAATAGAGAAAAATAATTCATGAAATTATTAACATTCCTCATAAGCTCAAGTATTGGGTGATCCAAAACTTCTTCTATCTCAACGGCTTTCTTGACTTGTGAAAGGTTAGATAGGGATGGAATGCTTTTTATATATGCTTCTTTCTCTCTTGTTATCTTTTTTGTAGGGTGACTTTTTATCTGATTCTTTGATGGTTTTCCAACATAAAGTTTTAATGGAATAGAAGCAGCACTTTGAGCATTCTTTGTAGCAGCAACATACACCCATCCTCTATAAGCTTTCATGAAAGCTCCATAGTCGGCTTCTGGTGTAAGATTATCTCCATGTTGCCAGGGCCACAACAAGTTGGAAATGAATTTATTTCCTCTTGCTGAAGTGCTAGCTTTTTTAATTTCCCAACCAAATATTTTCATATTAACCTGACTCTTGGTCTTGAAAGACCTTTGGAAAAAGTGAGGCAAAGTGCATCAGCATCATCTGGACTTCGACCCAGTTCTTTTCTCATCTGATTCTTATCCATAACTTTAACTTTGCCACCACGAATTTCATATTCAGGGACAGATAACTCCTCAACAAGCCTCTCATTTGGAGGCAACATAGCACCAGAATCAGTCCTCAGCCATTCTCTAACGGCCCACCAAAGCTGATCCCTTAAGTCTCTAAATTCCCCCATTTCTGTCTTTTCTGTTGGCTTTGAAGCAACCATAACCCTCTTAGCATTACAGTAAATGACTTTTAATGCCTCTTCATTATCACAATTACTGCACTTTTCATCGTGTGTAGGAGGATTAACAATAACTTTCCCGCACTTGCTACATTTTAATCTATATGTAAGATTCATATTAGGTGCTACTCCAGCACCCACACCTGTAGAATCAACACAAACAGCATCGCCTTCAAGTTCGTGATAAAATAGTGAACCCTTTTGTGAAGTTTGGTTGATATCCATGCCATGCCATCTTTTGATATCGCTTACAAATCCGCCATACCTGATACAAAGAGTGTTATAATCTTCACCTAAATCTGCTACATCAAGGCCCATAATAAGGTTGACACCAACTGGTGGCTTCTGACCATTTTGAGCAACATAAGCATCCCATCTTGTTCTAGCTCTATCTATCCAATCAACGCTTATAAGCTGATACATAGACTGGAGCGGGTATTCACCCAAAACCATATAAGCGAATTGTGGCTCTTCAATCCTTCTTGTTCCTGCTGGCAATGGTGGATAATTATCACCACCTCTACTTTTAGCAACTTTTCCTACAAGAAAATCAGGCACTTCAAAACATGAACCGTCACTTTCATCCTCTTCATGTAAAGGCTCTGTCCACTCATTAATACGCCTAACAGTCTGCTCTCTTGTTACAGCACCTAAGATTGCTTCATCGCCAGTAACAACATTTGGATGATCAAAAGCTCTCATGTATACTGTGGCGCACTGATTATCTCTTATCATTCTATAGACAGCACCAAGTCTTCTCTTAGGATTAAACATAACAAGTAATCTTGCATGACCACCACTCATACAAGACTCGATTGCTCTGTATACCTCATCAGGTATTGCGTCACCTTCATCTAAAACGAAAAAAAGATTTGGAGCATGTATGCCTGAGAACTTTGCTTCTCTTTCGTCAACTGAGCCACTCATAGGAATTGTAACACCTTGAATAAAGCTCTTAGGATCATCTCTATCTTCAATGTATAGATTGTTTATTTTATCCCCTTCAAAAACATGAGGGTTCAATTTTATCTGTGTTCTTATTTCACCCCATAGCTTTGCTTTTAAGTTTCTTTCAGAAGGAGGGGCTGTTGCGGTTATAACTAGTGATTGGGGGCGGCATTTCTTGAACCATATAGAAGCACAAGCTGCGCCATGTGTTTTGCCGACTGCGTTGGCTGATACAGCTACAGTTACAATATTATTGGTGATTGAGTCAAACATCCTCTTAACATCTTCAGTAAGAGTTTGTTTTAACACATCCTCGCAAAATCCAACTGGATCATCAAAATAATCTTCAAAATCAACTTCTGATAGCGATGCCTCAATATCGCTAATATCATATGTGTCCATGATATTGTCGACTAGAACATTGAGGTCGACTCCAAGATTGTTGAATTCAACAGCAAGGTTATCGCTCATTTGCAACCTTTTTTAGTTCTATAAGATTAGAACCTTTCTTTGCTAATTTACCTTTCTGGACTCTTGCGGCAAGTAACTTCTTTAGCTCATCAGCGATTGCTTTGGGAAACCCTTTAAACAGATTGGCCAGAGCAATCTCAACGCCCATTCTTTCAAGCTCATTAAGGCCAAGCAGGTCTACTTCTTGCTGAATAGACCTAAGAACCAACGAAAGCTTGCCGCTTTGCCAAGCTGCTTTCTTTGTTTCCCGCAACTCAGCAAGAACTCTGGCTCTGTGATCAGAGATGTTAGTATACATCTCATTTCTCCAGATATTTTCTTGCTCTTTTACGTCACCATTAATGGTTGAAATGGACCAAGGCTTTCCTGTGCGTGGATTTACAATTTCTTGTTCAACCAAGAAGTCAACTATCTCTTGGGACGTCATCCCTCTGAGCTTAGCAGAAGAAACTACGCTCTGTCTTAAAACTCTTGTATGTTCATCAGACCGTCTTAGTGCCAAAAGTAGAAAACTCCTAATACACTGAATATAGATGAGAATTAACTTATGCGTACTTATATACAACCAATCTTACTATATCTGAAGCTAGAAGTAAAGCAGTTTCTTGTTTTTTTACTTTTATCAAAAATTATCGAAGAACCTTTTGGTATTTTTTAGCTCACCTTTCCTGAAAAGGTCAGCGATACAGCCCCTAGCTACATTGCTCATGCTTAAGCCTTTTTCAGCTGAATAAGCTTTTAGCGCATTGTATAATTCTTCAGGTAGCTTGATCATGAAGCCTTTAAACTCTACTTGTTTGAAATGGTCAGACATATTGCCTCCTGTTCATTTGTTGTACACAACAAATATACTGTTATTAATAAAAAGTAAATAAAACTTTACTTTTAAGCTCTAACTATATTATAAGATAACTTTTAAAGGGGGCGCAAATCACCGAAATCATTTCATTAATCCTGAAAGCCTAAAATCCAAAAAATATGGAAAAAATCCAAAGAATCCGCAGAAGGAAGACACAAGAAGCAGCCGTAGAGATGGTCATAAACATTTTAGAGAATAAGATTGGGCCCAGATTCAGTGCTAAAAAAAAATACCTACTAAAGAAGAACATCCATAAGCAAGTAAATAACACATACCACAAGATATTTGTAAAAATCATTGATTACATCGACAGTGTTCGGCTGGAGCATGGGTGTAAAAATTCCTTTAATGACTTGGCTGAAGACTATCTGATGTCAGTATACGAATATTACTGGAACTTTAAAAGGATACCAACTTTAATGCAGATCAGCCCATCAGCCAACAACCAAATAAGATTCGATGAATGGATAGACAATTATATTAGAGAAATTGGCGAAGAATATTGGCTGTACGAGCTGCCAAAAGTTTATGAAGTGATTGAAGTTCTAATTGAATCTAATGCTATCCCAGAATTTATAGAAACCTGAAAAGGGGTGAATATGGAAGTAACACTTGATAGAGTCAGAGAGATTTTCGACTACAGACATGATGGGTGTTTAGTATGGAAGGTAAGTAGAGGGGCTGCCATGAAAGGTGATAAAGCTGGAACAATAAATGGCTATGGCTATTGTATGGTATGGGTCGATGGAAAATGGTACTACACCCATAGGCTAATCTGGTTGTGGCATCATGGCTACATGCCTGAATATGACTTGGACCACATCAATAGGATTAAAGGTGACAACAGGGTTGAAAATTTGCGTGAAGCATCTAGATCGTGTAATATGAGGAATATGGGGAATCGCAAAGACAACAAGTCTGGTGTTAAGGGTGTGTATGGAGATAGTAGTGGAGGTAGGTGCTGTGCATCTATAACGGTGAATTACAAAACATACATCCTTGGCAGTTTCGATGACTTCGATGAAGCTGTATTAACAAGACTAGCAGCAGAGCAATGCTTAGATTGGTCCAACTGTGACTCATCAAGCCCTGCATACAAGTATGCTTTGGAACATAGGCTCATACGCAAGGAGTGTTAATGGAACTGTCCTTAAGCACAGATGACCAAGACAGAGTCATATACCTATGTATTCTAGATACGGCATTTCTTGGACAAATCATGAGAAAGAAAATCCAATCAACCCACTTCGCTTCTGAAGTTAGACAAAAAGTCTTTAAGACCATATCCGAGTTCTATGTTGACTATAAAAAAGCACCTGGAGCAGATATAATAGCAGAGATAGAAAGCAAGATCAAAAGGAGAAGGATAAAGGCAGAAGACAAGGAGATGTACGAGGAGTATCTGCTGAATGTTATGTCCATACCTCCTTTTCCGCACGATTTAGTTACAGATCGACTTGATTTTTTCGTCAAGACAAGAATTGTGAGCAACCTGTCTAATTCCCTATTAAAGTTGCAAGATTTTTTCGACATAAACCCAGATAAAGCGCTGATGATGATAAGAGACGCCATTGTTGAAGCAGATTCATCCATAGGCAGAAAAGGAGTCGAAAGCATTTTGAACGACCCAGTAGATAGCTTACAGCCAAGCGACTTTATGACTAAATTTGGTATTGATCCGATAGACCGACAGCTGGGTGGAGGATTGAAACGTGGCAATTATGTTGTAATACAAGGTTATCTAGGTATGGGGAAATCATGGTGCATTAACCACTTAGCAAAGATGGCTGTACGGTTTGGTCACTCTCCATTAGTAATACCAACAGAGATGTCGAACCGTACAGCAAGATTACGGTTCAGGCAATCTTTTACAGGGCTAACAAAAGCTGAGATATTTGATCAACCAGAAAAAGTTAGACAGCAAACAGCATCGTCTATGAATAAAGGGGCAGATATTTACCTTCTTTCAGAAGAAGAAAAATCTATGCGTGTAGATGAACTTCCGGCAGTAATAGAAGATACTGAATCAAAAACAGGCAAGACTATAGATTTGGTTCTAATGGACTCTGCTGATGATCTTCTACCGCCACATGGAAGATATAGAAACAATCTTGATGCTAATACAGCAATCCATACATACCTTAAAAACTTTGCTAAGAATGAAGACAAATGCGTTGTAACGACTGCTCAAGTACAAAGAATAGGTGAAACAAAATTCTGGCTTGGAGCATCTAATGTTGGCGATAACATAAATAAGTTCAGGAAAGCAACAGTAGGGCTAAGCCTAAATGGAATTGAGATGGAGAAAAAGCGAGGGTACTACCGTATGTGGCTGTTCAAAAATACGGATGGTGGTGAGGGAGCTAAAGTGTGGGTTAAGCGTGATTTTGGAAGAGGCCAGTTCTTAACAAGATACAGCAGATTCCCAAACAAAAAGCTGTATACTGAAATGGTAGAAATAGAACCAGTAATTGATAAGGATGATGAAATATGAACTGGAATTACCTCAAAGCATTTAGCAGAGAAGAGCTTTTGGACATGATCCCAAAGGGCTTCAAATTCAAAACGAATCCTTGGTCTCATCAACTTGCTGCTTTTCTTGCCACAATATCTAATGATGGTTTTCTCAATGCACTAGATTTAGGAACTGGAAAATCAAAAGTGGCGATAGACACATGTCGTTATTTAGACTTTTTAAATGGTGATAAGAAAAAAATAAAAGTCCTTTATATCTGCTTAAATACAGCAGTAGAAAAGATGCGAGATGAAGTTGAAACACATTCAGATTTTTCAGCTATCTGTATAAGAGGCAGTAAAAAAGAAAAATGGAATATGTTCAATAAGAAATCTAATTTCTATGTGATAGGGTATGAAGCATTCAGATCGCTGCTAACAGAAAGGGTACAAAAAGGCACCAAAGCAGTAATAGACAAAGAGACAGGTGAAGTGATTGGTAAAAAGAAAATTGTTAAAGATGTAATAGATAATAAAAAACTCAATGCCTTCTTGAAGAAAAATTTCAATGTGCTTATTTTAGATGAATCACATGTAGTCAAAAATACAACAAGTTTAATAACCAGAATCACTAAAATAATGTGCAGAAAAATAGATACCAGGATACTTCTGACTGGTACGCCTTTCGGAAATACCCTACTTGATGTATGGGCACAATATTTTATCGTTGATCATGGTGAGACATTCTCACCGAGTTATAAGGCGTTCAAAATAACACATTTCAAAGATAAAGGATTTTGGGGACCGTTATGGGTGCCAACAGAAAAAGGTGAAAAGATAATAAAGAGCAAATTGTATAATAAGGCAATACGATACAAAGAAGAGGAGTGCGATGATCTGCCTCCTAAAGTCTTTAGAACTCTTCATTACAGTTTAAGTAAAGAACAGAGAAGTGCTTATGATAGCCTCATAGATGAGAAATTTGATTCATTGACGATAGACATAGCAAATAAATCAATCGGCTTTAGAACAATAGCAAGCGGTTTTATAAAAAGCTCTGATCATACATTCAAGAACAATCCAAAACTGGATTTATTATGGGATCTAATAGAGGGTATACATGAGAACCATAAAGCTGTAATATTTGTTGAATACACAGCAAGCAGGAAACTGATTGAAAAACTGCTCAAGAAAAAGAAAATAAAATTTAATTCATTAAGCGGTGAAACTAAAGACAAAGAAAAGGAATGGAAAACATTCCAGAATAATGATAAATACAGAGTTATGGTAGCAAATATAAAATCAGGTGGTAGTAGCATAGACTTGACTGCTGCTACATATTGCATATATTTTGAATTAGGCGGCTCAGTTATTCTCCATAAGCAATCACTTAAAAGAATTCACAGAGGTGGTCAGATGGAAAAATGTTTTTTTTATTATCTGCTTGGGAAAGGAACTGTTGAGGTGAACGTATACAAAGACCTACAAAATGGTGTGGATGCTTTTGCGAAGATTGTTGATGGTAAAAAAGCTAAAAAATATATGCTGGGGGAAAAGGTATAAAATTACCCTATACTTAGGTATTAGTAAGCTTCCGTTTGTCGATTGCAGGGTTGTTTGCAGAGGTCGGTATCGTAACTATTTAATTCTAATAAAGAAAAACGCTTAAAAAGATTGATATGGCATTAATAGAAGGCAAAAGCTGTAAAATGATGCTTGGCGGCATAGAAATAAAAGGAGTAAGCAGTTGGTCAATAAGCAATTATGATGGATTATCAGTTGATGCAAAACCAGCTGGCGTTCAGGCTGGTTCCATATTCCATGAGCATGACAGTGGTGCCACCTACACATACGATGGGACTATCTGGGTAGAAATGATTACAGAAGGGGGTGATGATGTGAACATGCGAAAAGCAATAGAACATACGAGAATGAGATTTGACAAAATGACAGAACGACAGTTATGGAATCGAATGGGAGCAACAACAACCAAAAATAAGATAGAAGCATTTGCTATTGTAGCTGAAGAGAAAGGCATGCTA